ATTTTAATTATGAATTGGAAATATTAAGAAATTTATATTATGATCCAGATTTAGGCGTTAGTGAGCATAATGGGCATAAGCATGAAGAAATTCCTAAAACACAAAACTGGGTATATATTGTTCAATATTTATCTGGAGCTGAAGGATGGAATTGTATCGAAACTAATGCAATTGCTTTTTATTCTTTAAATTACTCTTATAGAGTAATGACACAAGCTGCAGGTCGTATAGATAGATTAAATACTCCATTCACAAAATTGTATTACTATAATTTAAAATCCAATTCAGTTATAGATAATGCTATATCGGTAGCTTTACAGAATAAAAAGAATTTTAATGAATCTGATTTTTCATTTGGAGAAAATTAATGTGGTTTATAAATAAATTAAAAGAACATCGACAACAAAAACAAAATAAAGAAGATAGAAAAAATTTTAATGCTGGATATGATGCGCGAAAAAATAATATACTTATTAATCCATACTTAAAAGGAACTATTTCTCATACTATGTGGAATCTTGGATGGAAAGTTGCAGATATTGTTAGCGATGATAATGATTAAAAAGGTATTTAATATCCTCGCATATAAAACATAGAGTATTATAGAAGGAGAGTGCGATGTAACTCTCCTTTTATTTTTTGGAGATATCATGAAAGAATCATCATTTAAACAAAAATTAATTTTAGAAATTGAAGAATTATTTCCCGAGTGCCTCATATTAAATAATGATGCTAATTCTTTACAAGGTATTCCAGATTTGCAAATTCTTAATGGAGATAAATGGGCTATGCTAGAAACAAAGAGAACAACTAGCGCCTCTCGAAGAGCAAATCAAGAATACTATATAACGTTATTTAATCATATGAGTTATGCGTCATTTGTATATCCAGAAAATAAGGAGCAGGTGTTAGATGAACTTCAATCAGCACTCCGATCTACTCGGAGAACACGCGTATCTATCGGGAAGTAAATATCATTGGATAGGTTATGATGAGGATAAATTCATTTCCTCATATAAGAAATATTTATCTATTCAAAAAGGAATAGCATTTCATTCTTTAGCCAAACAATGTATTGACTTAGGAGTTAAATTACCAAAATCAGCAAAAGCATTTAATCAGTATGTTAACGATGCTATTGGCTATCGTATGGCAACAGAACAAGTTTTATTTTATAGCTATAATGCTTTTGGTACTGCTGATGCTATTTCTTTTAGAGATAAGCTATTGCGAATTCATGATCTAAAGACTGGTGTGTCACCAGTCTCATTAAAACAATTAGAAATTTATGCTGCTCTTTTTTGTTTGGAATATCAACATGAACCAAAGGATATAAACATAGAACTACGTATTTATCAAACTGATAACATTGTTGTACATTCTCCTGAACCAGAAGATATTATTTTTGTTATGGATAAGATTGTTATATTTGATAAAAAAATCGAAATTCTTAAAATGGAGGAGTAATCTATGGGTATTGATAATGAAGAAAAAATAGTACATTATGGAACTCCTCGTCATAGTGGGAGATATCCATATGGTTCTGGAGAAGACCCCGAGCAAAGAGAAAAATCTTTTTTAGGAAAAGTAAGGGATTTAGAAAAAAAAGGTTTAAGCGAAACAGAAATAGCAGAAGGTTTAGGAACAACAACGACCTATATTAGAAAAAGAAAAAGCATTGAAAAAGCAGAAAAAAGAGCTGCTGATTCAGCAACTGCTCAACGATTAAGAGAAAAAGGGTTATCCAATGTTGCTATTGGACAACGAATGGGAATTAATGAATCCTCAGTAAGAGCATTGCTTAATCCAATGTTAGTTGAAAGAGCTAAACTTGCTGAAAACATATCTAAAACTTTAAAAGAAAATATGGGCGATAAAGGTTTTATTGATATTGGTAGTGGAACAGAAGCTCATTTAGGAATATCAAAAACTAAATTAGATGTTGCAGTAGCTAGATTAGAAGAAGAAGGATATCAAGTTCACACTATACGAGTCAAGCAACCTGGGGAAGGTAAATATACATGGGTTAAAGTTTTAGCACCACCGGGCACTACTAAAATGGATGTCTATCAAAATAAAGATAAAATCAATGTTGTTAATGGACATGTTGATGATGAAGGTAGAAGTCAATTGGGATTAGGGCCAATTCAAAAACTTGATCGTAATCGTATTATGATCAAATATGATGAAGATGGTGGAACTTTAAAAGATGGTGTAATTGAACTTCGAAGAGGGGTTGATGATTTGAATATGGGTCGTTCTGGCTACGCTCAGGTTAGAATTGGCGTAGAAGGAAATAACTTTTTAAAAGGAATGGCTATGTATTCAGATAACCTTCCTCCAGGAGTTGATGTTATTTATAACACTAATAAGAAAAAAGGAACTCCTGATAATGATGTTTTTAAGCCAATGAAAGATGATCCAGATAATCCATTTGGCGCAACAATTAATAGCCAAAAAGGTGCTTTAAATATTGTTAATGAAGAAGGAGATTGGTCGACTTGGTCTCGTAGTATTAGTTCTCAAGTATTATCAAAGCAAAGTCCTAAAACGGCAAAAAAACAATTGGATTTAGCATATGAATTGCAGAAAGAAGAATTTGATGAAATATCTTCATTAACAAATCCTGCAGTTAAAAGAGCCCTTTTAAAACCATATTCAGATGGACTTGATTCCGAAGCCGTTCATCTAAAAGCAGCATCCTTACCTCGTCAAGAATCAAAAGTTATATTACCATTAACGAAAATTGGAGAAAATAAAATATATGCGCCTTCTTTTAGAGATGGAGAAAATGTTGTTTTAATTCGTCATCCACATGGTGGAACTTTTGAGATTCCAGAACTTGTTGTCGATAATAAAAATAAACAAGGTCGAGATTTATTAGGAATGGCTAAAGATGCCATTGGAATTCATCCTAAAGTAGCTGAAAAACTGTCGGGTGCCGACTTTGATGGTGACACAGTAATTGTTATTCCAAATAAAAATCGAGATATTAAAACTTCAGCATCTTTAAAAGATTTACAAAATTTTAATCATAAAGCACTCTATAAATATTATGATGGTATGCATGTAATTACAGATAGAGAAAAACAATTGGAAATGGGAAAAGTTAGTAATTTAATTACTGACATGACTATTAAAGGTGCTAGCCCAAATGAAATTGCAAGAGCTGTTCGACATTCAATGGTTGTAATCGATGCAGAAAAGCATAAATTAAATTACAAGCAATCATATATTGATAATGGTATTGCCGATTTAAAAGTTAAATATCAAGGTGGTAAAGATAAAGGTGCATCTACTGTAGTATCAAGAGCTAAATCAGTAAAATATATTAATGATAGAAAAGAATCTATTTATATAGATCCTGTTACTGGCAAAAGAACTAAAGGAATTGATCCAAGGACAGGAAAAAAGATATATGAGGATACTGGTGAAACCTATATAAATAAAAAAGGTAAACTTGTAGTTAGAAAAATAAAGTCTACAAAAATGGCTGAAGAAGAAGATGCCTTTAAACTATCATCAGGCACTGATATTGAAAAAATATATGCAGAGCATGCTAATAAACTTAAAGTATTAGCTAACAAAGCTAGAAAAATGTTTGTAGAAACACCATCTGTAGAATATAGTCAATCTGCAAGGAAGACCTATGCTAAAGAAGTAGAAGCATTAAAATCTAAATTAACAGAAGCTATTAGAAATCGCCCCCTAGAAAGAAAAGCCCTACTACTTGCAAATACAACCCTTACTTCTAAAAGAAGGGCCAATCCTGATTTAACCCCCGACCAAATAAAAAAGATACGGGGTCAGGCCATAGTAGAAGCAAGAAGAAGAGTCGGTGCTGGAAAAGAAATAATAAAAATTACAGATAGAGAATGGGAAGCGATTCAAGCGGGTGCTATATCAAATAATACCCTATCTCAAATACTTCAGAATACTGACCTTAAAGCACTTAAAGAAAGAGCAATGCCACGTAGAACAACAATCGTTACTCCTGCTAGAAGATTAAGAGCAGAGAGTATGCGTGAACGAGGCTATACTCCAATCGAGATAGCTGACGCTATTGGTGTTTCAGTAAGCACTGTTGAGAAACTATTCGAATAGAAAGGAGTATATGGATAAAACATAATGGCTATTAATAATGAAGAAACTATAGTTACTAAAACTACTAATGATAATGTCTA